TATCTGGAGTCAGCCATAGCCAAGGATTCTAAACTCTTGTTGACGTAGGCTTTCACCCCGAACCGTATCTCCTGCATACTCTCAGGTATCTTGTAGTCGAGCAACCATTTGGCGAAATACGGCAGCTCCTTACCCACGATTCCCTTGGTTTCCTTGGTGAATACGTAGTCGGATTCGCACTTGAAAATCATCAGCTTGTCCTTGATCGACATGTCGAGGTCGGGAAGCAGTCTCATACTTACGGGATCGTCGTTTAGAGTGATCGAAATGCGGCCGCGCCAAAAGGCTCTCCCGCTTTTCTTGTATTTACCCGTTATTAGAAACGTGTCGTTGGCCACGTGCTCCTTGAGCTTAGCCGTAAACGCCGTGTGCATGGACGCGCTCTCAGTGGGGGCCTCGTCGTCAACCAGCCACATCCCGTACTCGAACAGATAGTCCGTCCAATCGTTTTTACCGCACAGGTACTCACTGGCCTTAATGCCTCCCCCGAACAGCTTACCCAACACCGCAGTGTTGTAAAGGGTCTTACCGCAGTTGGGTGGGCCACATAGAAAATGGGCATGTCCTCTTTGGGGCTTACCCGCCAAAGCGTGCTGGTAGGCGTACGCTAACCACGCGAGCTCATGTTTTAATTGACTTTTGCCCAGCATAGCAGCCATCCATTCGGCGATTGTGGGGAAGTTCTCACCCCACTTGCACGGTGAATCTGCGGGAGTGAGGGGACGTACGCGAGCCGTGTTGAAATATCTGAGGCCCTCATGCACCACAATCTTCGACTTGGTGAAGGCGAAAGGTATCCCCGCCTCTATGCGTTTGGATGTGTTGATCATATGCATGGCTCGGCGTGACTCGCTGACGTTCTCGTGACGCCCCGCCCTAGCCGCTAGGTCATGCCTGCACTGGAGGTCTAGCAACACATCGTCCTTGGTGTCGTTGAAGTACCCGCCCGAGCCGTCCTCAATGAAATAGTTCTTACCGTCGAACCAGTAACCCTCGATGGCATCGCCCAAACGACCAACCTCGTACTGCCGCACGAATCCTGGGCTCAGGACTTCCGCCCAAGTGTAGAACCCCTTGGCCATGTTGAATACCTGCATGCCCGTATCGCGAACGATGGCCGCATTCGCGGTCTTGTGCATGCCGCCCGGATCCCAGTAGGTCGGCCCACGGCTACCTTCTACGAAATCACCGGGCCATTCGTGGTTAGGCCAAGACTTGGCGACCTCCTCGAAGACGACGTCCAGAGGTATGACGGGGCCTAACCCCGTGAAGTCCGCTGATTTACTCGTCTCATACTGCCAGTAGTACAGGAGATCCACGGGTATTCTGGACTTGGGGTCTATGGCGCGCCAATCCCTGCCGTGCAACAGGTAGTGTTGCTTCTCGAAGTTACCCATGTCGAACCCTCGGGCCACGGCATCGCGCCCGTCCAGCTTAAGTTCCTTGGCCAACCTCTTCAGAAACCTGAGGTTGCTTTGAGGCCCGTGGCAATATACGGGGGACTCGAAAAACCAGACGGCGTGTATGCCCCCGTTGAAAGACCTGCTTATATAGTTGGCGCGATGCTCGTGATCTATGAGTATTCGCACGACGTCCTCAAACTGCTCGTCCGTAAAGGTTGCGTCCCAATCCACGCAGACACCGTGCAGATACCTCATGGGGTTCTGGGAAGTCACCCTCTGGTTGGGGTCGACCCCCTCGGCAGTGCTGTACGCTAGGTATTTAGTGGTCGGCCTCGCGGCCCACTGCTTGTACTCGCTCCCGCTCTTGAAGGAGGGGACGTCGAAGTCCAAGTCCCACGGCTTTTTCCGTGTTACCTGTGATGCGCTAAGGTTGGGTAAGGTGAATAAGTCCATTATCAGAAGCCTCCATGTATTGATTGAGTGATGCCGCCAAATCCGTAGTGTAGCAGCTTATGTTGTTTATCGTGGCGTCTATCTCGCGGGGATCCAGACCCCTCTCGGATTCGTGGACGTCTGCGGGAGATTCGAAGGCTCGAGTTACTAGGATAATCTTCCCACCCACCCCGTGTATGTAGTCGGCCTCGTTCTGAAACCTCACGTCGTCGATCACGCAATCCGGTTCGTCGATTTTCTGCTCGATTTGTAAAGCTCCCAACCGTCGATCCATTGATTTTACCCATACGTCTGCGCCTAGTATATCCCTTGCCCAAGCTGAGCCAAGTGTTTGCATCATAAATCTCGCGCTTTTACCGAAATCCGGTATCACTTCCTCCTTTTTGCCGGGGTCGAACAAGTATTCCGTGGGTACGCCCATAGAGGAAAGCATCTTCTTTATAGGGTCTCCAAACCCCATAACCGTATACCCGTAGCCTTTGTTAAGTAGGGAAGCTACGGTGCTTTTGCCTGAACCTTTTTTGCCTGTCAGTCCTATTATCATTATTTGGTGTACTCCTTGGTTGTATACCCTTCAGCTTCGACTGGAACACTCTCGGCCCAGTCGGGGGCTTTGGACATGAATTTAATTATGTCTTTCAGAGAGGCTTCGGCGTGTTCCTCAACCACTTCGATAACGACCTCGTCATGCACATGCAAGACAATGTCGAAGCCCGCGTCATGCAATTCCACCAGTTGGTGGGCGAATACGTCTCTCGCACACGCCTGCACCGTGTTCTGGAAGATATTCGCACCGTAAAAATAACTGCGCCGAAGACCGCCCTTTTGAGTGGCCGCCGTGATGCCGTCGCTCTCGGCTCGAATTCTGTAGTACCCTATCTCGCGACCACTGGGCAAGTCTATAGTGTACTCGCCACCGCCCACCTGCTCCTTGTACAGCCTGCCGTGCTTAGACCATTGGGCTGTGATCCCGGGGTTTTTATAACGGAAGTCGTCCACCTGTAGAAAGGCGTTGACCCATTGTCGACGGTCGACGGTCGGAAGATCGGGGTACATGGTGGCTTTGCCGGGCTGGTATGTGCCTGCAAAACTCTTGAAGCGTATCTCGTCGTCCTTTGTGAAGTCGTTGTCCAAGAGCTGTTGCTGACCGTGAGTTTTCACTGTCTCAGCAAACTTAAACCACCCGGAACCGTAGCCCAATTGCAACACACGAACCTTGGCCAGCATGTATAGTTGGGGGTCTTCCTCCTTGAGCTTCCCGCCCGTCCAGCCCATGGTTTGGCGTGCGTGGGCCTCGTAGGGGCTCATGCCACTCGCAATTAGAGCCAAGGTGTCATCGTCCCCCGACATGAAAGCGGTTAACCTGGCCTCGATTTGGGCCAAGTCCACGACGGCTAAGGTTTTTCCCTCACGGGCGGAAATGCACGAGCGTATGTCCACACCGTACTGGGGTTCCCGTGGTAAATTCTGAACGTTCAACCCCCCGTCACCACTCCACCGAGCGGTTACGTCGGCACCGCAATACTTCATGTTGTACGATATGCGAAGCCCTTCGTTGAACGGCCTCCTCAACCGAGCCTCCATAGCTCGAAGAGTCTTCAGGTGCTTGTTGATGCGTTGCACATTCTGCATGTCCGTGGCGAATGTTATCAAGTCCCCGTATTCGGAGTCCCACTCCGAGAACTCCTTGCTATTCTTATCTAGGCTTTCGGGGGGAGGTATCCCCAAGTTACGGCACTCCACGGCTAACGCCTTCTTGGAGTAGACCGCGTATGGTTTTTTCGTGTCGGGGTCTATCTCTTCATACCACGGCAACCTTTGCTTGGCGTCGAACAACTGCTCCTCCAGAGAGTCTATGCCCCTACGCAGATTAACCTCGCTCGCGGGTAGCCCTCTATAGGCCATTGCTCGAGTCATCTGGCTCAACCTTTGCTCCATCTCAGGCCACCGGGCTATGAGTTTTTCATACAGTTGGAAACAGTATTTGGCATCGTCCAAAGCGTACGCTAAAGCGTCGTCTATCGTGCCCATGGATACCAAATCCTCCCATGTCTTGTCCTTCATCATGGAGCGAACTTCCTTGGACATGTCCACACCCAACACCTCCTTGGCGGAACCCTTCAGTGTGCGGGGGAATTGCAAGTACACGCACATGTCGGCGGTACACACCCACTCCACTTCGAGGTCAAGAGGGGCTACGCCCTGCTCCTGAAGCCGCTCGAACACTCGTTGGTCGAAGCTGGCGTTGTGGGCGACCAAGGTGTAACCCCTGATGGATTCCCAGTCGAAGTCGGCGGGCTTTCCCACATATTCCAGACCATTCCCGTATATGGACACCATATACGCCGAGAACTCGGGATGGTGCATGTACTGGTAGGTACTCATTTTAGCTATGGACACGGTGGACGAGTAAAACGTCTCGAAGTCGATAGCCGCTACAGGTCGAGCATGACCCGAAGCGAGGTTCTTAAACTTTTTATTCTTATTTTTAGATTTCATTAGACACAAAGAGAGGGTTGACGGCGGGAGCATGGTAAGAAACCCCCGCCGCCAGGTTACGCAACCCTAAAAGGGCTGCACGATAGCTGGGAGTAAACCTCAGCTAAACTCTTTGAGCCACTCGACGAAGGCCGCGTCGTTACGCTTCCCTCTACGGATCTTGGGGCAGTACACGGTCTTGCCGCTAAATACGGCCTTATCCGTGCTCAACAGGAAGGAACCGTTGTGCAAACCATCCCGATAATACATCCTTGCGGCTGTGAATATAGGTACGGCTGCCCTGCGGTAGGCCGTTCCCTTGATCCTCCACAACGCGAAGGCGTAGTTGTCGCCCTCGTGGTCGAAGGGGAAGTTCTCGGGGTCGGCGCCCTTGATGCATATCAGAGCATCCGCTATGGCTCGCCAGTCGGGTTTCTCACCGTTAGCTCCCCACTCGAACGAACCGCCAGCGGCAACTGCGTCGGCCTTGCTTAGGATTCGGGGTATTTCACCGTCGTCCCAGTTTATGTTTTCCTCGAACATCTTGCCGATGCGAACCACGGTCAGCTCGACTGGTTCGTCGGACTCTCCGGAGTAGATGCTAGTCTCTCCGTCAAGAACGATTTCTCCCGTCTTGAAGTTCTCGGACAAGCCTGAGATACCTTGGACGATCTGCATGCGAGGGAACGCTATATCGGAAGCGTCGAGGTCACCTGTGATGGCTTCCCCAATCCGAGGGGTCAACATTGCAGTGGGGCTACCCTCTACAATTTCTCCCGAGTTTTCGGTTATTTCGTCTGATTTATTTGGTGTTTTTACTTTGCTCATTGCGTGTTGTGTTTTTGCTTATTGCGTTGATTGGGGGGAGTACACCCCCCGGTTAAATGCTACTATCATAGTTTCCGGTCTTTCCGTAAATAAGGAGCGCGGGGGCGGTTCTCCTCCGCCTCCATTATGCCCGCGCCTTCCAGTAGAAGCTCTACTTTGCCTCGGGCGTTACCCTTCTCACCCCTCGGAAGCTTCTCAGAAACCTGCTTAGCTAGCCCTTGCACGGCCTCATAGGCTTCCTGCGCGCTTTCGATCTTCACTGAGGGGGAACGCCAAGACAGTGCATAACCCGGTATCTCAGCGCCCTCTTCTTCAGCCAACTTCATAGCCTGTTGCCTTACGGCTTTCCCCCATTTGTCGATGACCTGCGACACATTCATCATCTTCCCGATGAGGACGGGGTCTTCGATGTTCGCGGGATTCAAATTCTGATACAACTCCACCTCGAAATCCTCTACGGCGGGTGCATACTTCTGGGCAAGGGGCAGTATCTTCTTGTGCAGGGCATCGCACGTCAACCGATGCTTGCAATACTGACAGCCCTCGGTG